GAGGCCCTGGCCGCCCTGGGCCGGGCCCCCGCGCTGCGGTTGGCGGCCCCCCGGGCGCAGTGGACCGTCACCGACGCCCTCCACGGCCAGTACACGGGGCCCGTCGACCAGTTCGTGGTGCGGCGCGCGGACGGCGTGCCCGCCTACAACCTGGCCTCTGTGGTCGATGACGCCTTCCAGGGCGTCGACCAGGTGGTGCGCGGCGACGACCTGCTGGCACAAGCGCCCGGGCAGGCGCAGTTGGCGTCCCTGCTGGGACTCGCCCAGCCCACCTACGCGCACGTGCCCCTGGCGGTGTCGGAGTCGGGTGCGCGCTTGGCGAAGCGCGACGGCGCGGTCACACTGGCGGACCTGGCGGACCTGGGCTGGGGGCCGGCCGACGTGGTCGGCCTCATCGGGGAGTCCCTGGGGGTTCGAGGCGCGCGCCGGGCAGCGGACATCGCCGACGCCCTGGGGGACCGGGGGCTGGAGGGGATCCCCGCACATCCGTGGGTCGTCGTCCCGCCGGCCGGGCGCAGGCCGCACTGAACCGTGAGACGCTGAACGGGCATTCCCTCTAATGGGGCCGCGCGCCTCAACTGTGAGACTCTTCAGCTATGCGCCCGGCTATGCCGGGACCATTCACGTAAGATAAGCAGAACCCCCGCCGGTGGATCGCACCGAGGGGGGCCGCTGCGCGCTCGAAGGGACTCGAACCCCCAACCTTCTGGTCCGTAGTTCGGGGCGGTACGGCCGACACGCCGTGCGACGTGGTCGATCTCGCGGACTGGAGGTCGCGGCGAGGGGCGCGGGCATCATAGGTTGCTGTGAAACGGTATGCGGTGCCGCCCGCGTGGGCGGAGGCCATCGAGGAGTGGGAGCGCGCGCTGCGGGCGGCTGGGCGGAGCGCGCAGACCATCGAGACGAGGACGGAGCATCTGCGCAGGTGCGCGCGCCAGGCGGGCGCGACGGCCCCGGGGACGCTGTCGTCGGCGCGCCTGGTGCGGTGGGCGGGGTCGCGGACGTGGGCGCGCGAGAGCCGGCGCTCGATGTACGCGAGTCTTCGGGGGTTCTACCGGTGGGCGGTGGAGACGGGCCGGGCCATCGACGACCCGACGGAGGCGCTGCCATCGGTGGCGGCGGGCCCGGCGGTGCCGAGGCCGGTCTCGGAGGGGGACTACAGGCGTGCGCTGGCCGTCGCGGATCCACGGGGGCGCGTGATCCTGCGTCTGGCGGCGGAGGCGGGGCTCCGGCGGGCGGAGATCGCGCAGGTCGGGCGCCGGGACCTCGTCTCCGACCTGGGCGGATGGACGCTCGTGGTCCACGGGAAGGGTCAGCGGGACCGCCTGGTCCCGCTGACTGATTCGCTCGCGCGCGAGGCGCGGGCCCGCATCGGAGCGGGCACATGGCTACTGCCATCGCCGCGCGGCGGCCACCTCACGGCCCGGCACGTCGGGAAGATCGCGTCCCGCGCACTACCAGGGGGCGCGACCCTGCACATGCTCCGGCATCGCTTCGCCACTGTCGTCCACACCTCGACGCGGGATCTGATCGTCACGCAGCGGCTACTCGGACACATGAGCGTGGCAACTACGCAACGGTACGTCGCGGTCCAGGACGACGCGCTGCGCGCGGGCGTGGGCGCGGCCGCTATTTGAGACAGTTCGTCCCCACCTTGACATATCCCCTAGCAGGGGGTATATTTATAGTGTCTTCGGGAGACAACCGGAGACAGTGAAAGCCCCCCGGAGCGGCCGGGGGGCTGGCTGGAAGAAAGAGGATGAGATGATCTCCTACATCATCACAACCTTGGTTGCTCTTCCAAGCTCGATTCTAGCACTTGTTTCGCTGATCGACAGATTCAGCAGGGGCAAGGGCAGGCATCGGAAGCGGTGAGCAACCCCCGGCCCCCGGAAACGGGGGCCGGGTCCAGCCAAAAACCTAGGGAGGGGCACCATGCAGCGCTATTTGAGCATTTCGGACCTGGCGGAGCGGGCGGGAATCACCGTGGAAACCGCGCGCACTTACGGCAAGCAGGGTCGCCTGCCCGGCCCCGACGTGCTGGTCGGACTGGGCGACAAGGCTACGCGGGGGTGGACGGCGGCGACGATTGACGCGTGGCTAGCGGCGCGGCCCGGGAAGGGCGGTCGCCCGCGCCTCAAGCGCCCGTAGCCGTTCGGCGTGGTCGGCGTGCTCACGGTCGGCGACGCGCTTGACTTCGCCGAGTTCGTGTCCGAGCCTGTGGTCGAGGCTGCGCATGTCGTCCCGGAGGTCGTCGACGGAGGTTTCGATGCGGCGAACAGCGTCGGCCATTGAGTCCCCGTGATTCGGTTCGACGCTGGCGCGGACGCGTCGGGCCTCCAGGAGGGCGGCGGTGCTGGTGATGATCGCACCGGCGCCGGTGAGGCCGCCGAGGGCGGTGATGACCTCGGCGGCCACGTGGGCAGCACTCACTCGGCGCCGCCGGGGACGTGGGCGCGTGCGAGGCCGACGACGGCGAGAGCCAGGGCCTCCCAGGCGGCGGCGTGCTGGCCGTCGATGACGCCGTAGACGAGGGCGACGCCGAGGGCGGCGATAGTGACGTTGTAGACGTACCGTCGGATCTGGGGGGTGAGCCAGCCGATGGGCTGCGGCGTGGGATCCTCAGAGATCTTCGACGTGTTGGCGCTCACTTGTTGGCTCCTTCCTTGACGGCGGCGAGGACGCGGGCGGTGGCCTCGTCGATGTCCACGCGCACGCCGGAGGCGACGCCGGAGGTGACCATGTTGAAGCGCTCCCAGCATTCCCTGATGAGCATGTTCGCGTGGTGCTCCGGGACCTCGACGAATCCCTGCGGGAGGACCTGGTTGTACACCTGGGCCTGCACGCGGTCGAGGGCGTAGGCCCCGGCGGACTCGGTGAGGAGGACGTAGGCGGTGACGCCTCCGTATTCGTTGGCGGTGTAGGTGATTCCGAGCATGGTTTGTCCTTTCGGTGTTGGGGTGGGTTCGGCGCTCGCGTCTGCGGCGTCGATGGCCGGGGGGCGCAGGACGTGGGTCCAGGCGCCGGAGATGGTGTAGGGGTGGGAGTAGAAACCGATGACCCTCGTCTCGCCGCCGGTGTCGTCTCCGGGTCCGTCCCCGCCTGCGGAGCCCATGATGTCGCCCTGCCCGTCGATCCACGCCTCAGCGACCGTGCCGTCGCTGAGGTTGACGGCGACGTGGCCGACGCCGCCGGATGCGGCCTCACTGAGGAGGAGGTCGCCCGGGTAGAGGTTGTCAGCGTCGCCGCCGGTCATGGCGTAGGGGATGACTGCCCAGCCGACGGCCTCCAGGGCGTGGCGCATGTCGCCGGTGTAGGAGGCATTTCCTGTGGGTAGTCCGGCGCGCAGGGCCGCCCACAGTGCCAGTGACGAGCAGTCGGCCTCCGCTACCGCGCCGGGGATCATCTCGGTCAGGTTGAAGATCGCTCGCCGGTTGGGTTGGGAGTACCCGATGTTGGCGCTGGTGGTGGCGTAGCGCGCCCAGGTGCATAGGGTTTCGTTTTTCAGGGTCACGTGGTTGTCCTTTCGGGCTGGTTAGAAGGTTCGGCGGGCGGCGTTGAGTTCGATGGTCCATTCGCGTCCGGTCCATCGGTTGGTGGCGCCGAGGGGGTTGATGCGGACGTAGGGGCCGAGTCCGAGCCAGGCGGGGACGGCGGAGAGGGTGAGGGTGAGTTGGCAGCGTGCGGCGGGGTTGATGAGTGTGCGGATGAGGAAGTCGCCGAAGTGTCCGCGGAGCATGGGAACGAAGTTGGTGAGGTTCCAGTAGTTCGCGCTGAGGACGCGGGAGACGCGGGTGATGAGCCGGTCGATGTCCGTGAGGTCTTTGGGGTTCTTTGGGCCGGGGCCCTTGAATCCCCAGCCTTCTAGGTCGGTTTCGAGGCGGAGGGAGGTTTGTGGGTTGGTGCGCAGGGTGCGGGACCGGTAGAGGGCTTGGGGTGTGTAGAACTCTCGGTATCCGATGAGGGGGAGGTAGTAGGTGGCCTCGACGAGGTCGATCATGGCGTCGGCGCTGGTGGTCGCTGAGAGGCCGCCTTTGAAGTAGCGCGAGGGGATGGGGTTGGGGAAGTCGCTGCCGCCCTCGCCCCATGGGACGAATGTCCATGTGTCGGTGTTGTCGGTGGTGGGGGTGTGGTGGAGTGTGCCGGCGGCGGCGGTGAGGGTGGGGCGCAGGGTGGCCCAGACGTTGGAGGAGTACATGTCTGGCCACTTGTGGCCGACCGAGCGGACGCCCGCATTCAGCTGGGTGAGGGCGTCGGCGCTGGCGGGCGCGCTTTTGGGAGGCATTTCGAGGTGCGCGGTGGGGCGGACTGCCGTGAGGAGGCGGTCCATTCGTCGCTTGGCGGCCTCGATGTCCCAGTAGTAGAAGCCGCCGCCGCCGAATTGGTCGGGGATGGTGGTGAGGTTGGAGCCGGGCAGGCGGTAGATCCGAGCGCCGGTGAGGGCGGTCATGTAGTCGGTGGCGGTGATGGTCGCGGTCGCTGGCGCGCCGCGTCGGGCGGGCTGGGCGATCTCGATGCCGCGCACGGTGCCGGCGAACAGCATGATCGTGTTGTCGGTGGTGGTGATGCGCACGTCTGCGCCGACGCGGACCATGGCGGGGAGGGCCTGGGCGGCGGGCCAGGTGAGGGTGATGGTCGCGGTGGCGGGGTCGGGGTGGCCGATGAGGTTGTTACGGCCCCATGTGATGGTCAGGGGGGCGACGGCGGTGGGGCGGGTGCCGTAGTCGGCGGCTGAGCCGCTGATTTGGTTGCCGCCGATCGTGATGATAGGGGCGAGGGGCGGGGGGGTCATACGGTGGTCGCTCCTGCCAGGAGGGTGTCGGCGCGGCCGAGGATGCCGCGGATCTGCTGCGCGACTGCGACCGGGTCTAGCGCGCCCTGAATGGTGATGTTGACGGTCGGGGCGGGGTGCTCCAGCGCGGCCGCGTGGGCGGTCTGCGCGGCGCGGGCGGATGCTGGGTCGAGGCGCGCGGTGAGGGTGGGGCCGCCGGGCACGTCCATGAGGTCGGTCCATGCGTCGGCGACCTTGGGGGCCATGTCGTCGATGCCGAGGACGAGGCCGCGCCCGGTGTTGGCGCCGATGTCGCGGAAAACGCGGCTGGGCGAGTGGATGCCCAGGAAGCCGAGGACTGAGTCCACGAGGCCGCTGATGCCGTCGATGACCGCGCTGATGGCGCCGCCGATGGCGCCGGTGATCCCGTCGATCAGGCCCTGGATGATTGCTGCGCCGGCGTCGAGGAGGAGGTGCCCGAGGTCGCCGAGGGCCGAGACGATGTTACCGGGCAGGTCAGAGACGAACCCGAGGGCGGCGCCGATGGCATTGCTGACGGCGGTGGTGATCCAGTCCCACGCCGTGCCCCAGATCCCGGTGACCAGATCGACGCCCGACTGGAATATGCCGGTGATGCGGTCCCATAGGCCACTGAGGAGGTCCACGATGAGCGTCCACATGCCACTGAGGAGGTCGCCGATGAGTTTGACTGCCGCGTCCACGATGCCGGTGACGTGCTCCCACGCGGCCTCCCAGTCTCCGGAGAGGAGGGATCCGATGAAGCCGAAGACTTCACCGAAAAGGGTGAACAAGTCCCCGAGGTAGGTCCCGATGAGCTTGAAGGCGTCGGCGACAAGGGGCGCAACGGTTTCGATGAACGGTGTGAGGTAGGTCTGGACGCCGTCGGCGAACGCGGCGAATCCGTCGCTGATGGTGGAGATGAATTCCCCGGCACCGCTCAATGAATCGAGGTTGAAGCCCTCGAGCAGTCCCATGACCCAGTCGAGGGCCTTGCCGACGCCGTCGAAGAGGGCGGACCCGATGGGCTCCAGGGCGACGAGCGCCTTGTTCTTCAGGATTTCCCATTTTTCGGCGGCGTCCATGGTCTCCTCGCCGACGCCGAGGATCGTGTCGGAGGTCGCGCCCGTGGCCTCGAACAGGTTGTTCATGTTGAGCGTGCCGTCCTGCAGGGCTTGGACCATCTGCGCCGCGCCCTTGGTGCCGAAGACCTTGCCCGCGATGTCAAGAGCGGCCCCGGTGTCGCCTGCGTCGATGTACCCTTGCAGCTCGCCGGTGACCCGCCTGAATGCCGCGGCGGTGTCCTCGCCGGGTTGGGCGAGGTTCAGCATGCCCTTCTGCATGGCTTTCAGGGTTGAGGAGGCGTCCACGCCGGCCTTGTCCAGGGATCCGAACAAGCTGACCGAGTCCTCGAACGTGAAGCCCAGTTCCTGCATCGCCAGCGCGTTGGTCTGCACGCCTCCGGCGAGGTCGTTCATGCCCACGCCCGTGGCCTGGGAGACCTGGAAGAGGGTGTCCATCGCGCCCACGACGGCGTCGCCCTCGATGTGGAACGCGGAGAAGGCGGCGCTGGTGGCGTTGATGTCCACGTCCTGGCCGAGGATGCGGCCGGCCTCCAGGTATTGGGACGCCACCGTCTGGAGCGTGTCGCCGGATAGGCCGAGGCGGGTGTTGAGGTCGGCGACGACGGGGGCGATGTCGTCGAACTGTGCGGGCACTTGGGTGCCGACGTTCTTGGCGACGTCGACGAGGCCGTCGAGGGCGTCCCCGGTCGCGCCGGTGCCGATGCGGATCGTATCGGCGACGCCGTCGAAGGTCTCGCCGATGTCGTACAGGGCCTTGCCAGCGGCGACAGCAGCCCCGGCGGCGGCGGTGCCGATGGCGGCCCAGGGCAGGCCCCCGAGGCGGGCGCCCAGGCCCTCGGCGGCGCCACCGGCAGTGTCGAACTCGCTGACGGCCTTCGAGGCGTCGCCAAGGATGCGTATCGACAAGATCGCGGTCTTGTCAGCCATGGGCGGCTCCTTCCATGAGGGCGAGTGCGATTTCCAGGTGCTCGGGGGTGGCGAGCCATGCGCTGGCGGGGATCCCTGTGCGCATGGCGAGGGCGACTACGGCGGCCGTGTGGCCGCCTAGTTCGTAGGGTCCGCGTCCTCGCTGGCGTCGGTGGAGTAGTCGATCAGCACCTCGTTGACGAACGTCTCGTAGGTGATGGTCTCGGCGAGGACGCCGGTGCGGGTCAGGGCGGCGTAGAGCATGACGCACACGCTGCGGGGGCCGTCGGCGAGGGGCCAGCCGTTGGCGCGGGCTGCGGACTCGAATCGGACCTTGTCGGCGGCGAGGACGCGGACGCGGCCGGTTGTGGCGTCGTCGAGCTCGTAGTCGATGTACAGCTTTTTCATTTGTGGGCTCCTTCTATTTTGTTGAGGGCGTCGTCGATGGATTCGAGGTAGAGGCGCACCCATTCGGGTTCGGTGTCGCGCGCGCCCCGGGTGAGGAAGAGGTGCGGGTAGATGAACGCCTCGTGGCGGGTCCTGGGAGGGCGGGGCGTCGCGGTCTTGGAGGGCCACATCATGCGGCCCCAGTGGACGGCCTTGGCGTAGGGGACGCGCTTGCCCCCGGCCTTGATGGTGGCGGCGGTCTTGGAACCGGTGCCCCGCACGCTGGCGGCGAGGGCGCCAGTGATGACGGGGGCGAGGCCCTGACCGGCGCGGGCCGCGATTTCGGCGACCCGCTTGTGCGTCGCTTTCAGGTCGGACAGGTCCTCGCCAGCCTCGGTGAGGGTGCGGCGCAACTGGCGGGCGCCCTCGACGCGGACAACGCCCCCGCCCTGGGCGCCGGCGCTCACTGCTGCGGCGTCGCGGTGGCCTCGACGAGGTCGGGCATCCCCACCAGCGCGAACTTGAAGTCCGAGTCATTGGTTTTCTTCACGTTCCCGCCGATCTTGATCGGTTGGATGACGCACTTACCTTTGACCTGCAGTTTCTCCGCTTTCACGGGCTGGTACACGAACGGCAGGGTCTTACCCGCGTGCTTCCAGGACCAGGCCACCAGGCCGTCCATCGTGTAGTCCTGGTACACTTTCCCGCTGATTTCACCGCCCGGCGACCCCTCGGGCACGTAGTCCGACCCGTCCAGGAGGGCCACAGTGGACTCGGAGCTGATGGTGGGGGCGACCTCGACGTTGGAGCATCGGGCCGAGAACTCGGCTGCGGTGGCGGTCTCGCCGAACTTCAAGACGCCTGGGCCCAGGCGCCGGATTTCACCGGGGGTGGTCATTGGGGGTCTCCTTTGGGGACAGTGCGGGTGATGGTGAGGAGGTAGGCGGGCGCGGCCGCGGTCTGCGCTCCGGTCCAGGTGATGGGCTCGGCGCGCTCCCACTCGACGAGGGGGTCGATGGCGCTCAGGGCGCGGTCGAGGGCGTCCCACGCGGCGTCCGGGTCGGCGACGGGCGCGCCGACGATGGGGACCTGCCACTCCAGCGCGTAGGCGGCGCCGGTGTCGCTGGTGATCTTGGGCGGGGCGAGGACGACGGTGGTGGCCCCTGCGAGGACGTGGCCGGTGGCCTCCTCGGCGCTGGTGACCACGACCGCCGCGTCGCCCAGGGCGTCGGCCAGGGCGCGGGCAAGCTCATTGGTGCATTGGCGGGTGCGGATCATGCGATGGGCACCCCCATCCACGGCGCCAGGATCGGCCTGGCGGGCACCAGGGGGTCGCGGTTGATGCGCACGGGCGCGGGCGCCATGTCGGTGTCCTCGAAGCCCGCGATCCCGTTCCTGGCGCTGCGCCGGTGGTACAGGTCCGCGCCGACTTCGAGGACGGCGCGGGCCATCACCCGGGCCGGGACCGCCGAAGCGCGAGCGCCGACGTGGGCGGCGACCAGGTCGGCGGCTTCGGCGGCGCACTCGGCGACGTAGGGGTCGGAGGCGGGCGCGCCGACGAACCGGGCGAGGTCGGGGGCGGACATGTCAGGCGCCCATCTTCAGGGGGATCAGCGAAGCGGGGATCTCGTCGGCGAAGGCCGCGTACTGGTAGACGCTGAACGCGGCGGTGAGGTCCAGGACGCCCTGGTCCTGCAGCGACGCCAGAGGCGAGGTGTAGGTGCGGATGGCCTCGCGGTTGTAGAACGCCCCGACGACGTTCTCGCCCATTCCAGCGGCGGTGAGGTGCTTGTTCGTGACGACGCGCAGGCCGTCGAGGTCCACCCACCGGCCCGACGCGCTGACGGTGCCGATCGCGTTGCTCGCCGGGTTGCCGGAGACGGCGAGGATCGGCCGGCCGGCGGAATCGACCATCCCGGCCAGGGCCTCGAAGGTCGCGCGGTTGAGGATCAGGCCGTCGCAGCTCATGGCGATGTCCTCGTAGGCGTCCAGGGCGTCAAGCATGAGGGATAGGACGGTCTTCCAATCCAGCTCGGCGGCGGCCTTCTTCGCGGTGATGGTCCCCGCCGCCCGTCCCTTCACTGCGGCCTCGAACGCGGTCGCGAAGTCGGTGGCGAGGCGCTTCCCGGCCTCGATGGCCAAGCCCCTTAGAGACAGGTCGAGGACATTGGCGGGGGTGCGCTCGATGGCCTGGCGCGTCAGCACGGTGCCGCCGCCGTAGGTGTCAACGGTCGCGGTCGCGACCTCGGTCTTCACGCCGCCGGTGGGCAGCGCCGCGCCCTCGGCGGACTGCTTCTCGACCTTGAGGGTGCTCTCCTTCAAGCGTGCGAACTCGAGCGTGTTCCCCGTGGCGGGCAACTCGCCGGTGCTGAACAACTTCATCAGGGGGTTGGCGTTGTCGATGAGGCGGGTCAGGTCCGCCACGAACGTGGGCGTGTTCATGCGGGCGTCCGCGCTGGTGGTGGTGTTGGGGGCCGCGCGGCCCACGACGAGGGCGAGCGCGGCCTCGGCGGTCTTGTCGCCGTCCACGATGGCGGCGCGCAGGAGCTGGCCCGCGCTGCGGGTCTCGGTGGCAGGCGCGGCGGGCGCGGTGCCGGTGGCCTCCAGGAGGGAGAGGCGGCGGGCCAGGGCTGCGTTCTCGGTGCGAATCGCGTCCAGGTCCTCGGCAGTGGGCGTGGTGGTGGATTTGTTCACGGTTGTGGGTCCTTCCTGGGTGGGTGCGGGGGCGGGGGCTTGGCGGACGCTGGTGATACGGGCGTCTTCATAGGCGGAGATGGGCACGAGGGAGACCTCGCGCAGGTCGATGCGGGTCTGCGTGCGCACGACCGCGCCGTCCTCGGCGTCGGCGTCCTCGTAGGCGACCTCGTAGAACCCGATGCTCAGGTTCCCGATTGCGCCGTCGCGGGCGAGGGTTGCGGCGTCGCGGCCCAGCGCTGTGTCGGAGATGCGGGCCTCGATCACCAGGCCCTCGGCGGTCTCGCTCATGGAGGTGATGACGCCGATGGGCTCGTCGTGCCGGTAGAACAGCATCGGTCTGGAGTCGAGGTCGATTGCGCCCCTGGCGATCTTCTCCCTGTATCCGGGGATGATGGTGGTCTCAGTGTCGAAGGGGACGGCGACGCCGGTCAGGGTGCGGCCGTCGCTGTCGTCGGCGGCGCGCAGGGTCGTGGTCAGGGTGCGGGTCTGGAGGTTCATTGGGGCTCCTCGGGGGTGATGGGGTCGCGGTTCTCCAGGGCGCGGACTTCGTCGACGGTCATGAAGCCGTTCGCCAGGGCCACCGCGTAGGCGTCGTATCGGGTTTTGGTGTCCGAGCGCAGGAGCGCGTCGAGGTTGAAGCGCACGTCCTGGCCACGCGCCGCAACGTCGGATAGCGCTTCTTCAAGGGGGCGCAGGTACGCCATGAGGCTGAACCTGGTGAAGCTGATCCAGTCCTGTTCGACGTTGGAATAGGTCATGGACCCGCCTTGCGGGGCGGCGAGCATGAGCGTGGAGGGGACGCCGAAGAGTCTGGCGACCTGGAGGATGGAGAACTCTTGCGCTTCCACCCATTGGGCGTCCTTGGGGCTGATCGCCAAGGGCGAGTACTGGAAGCCCCTGGGCAGCACCTTGATCCCGGAGGGGTTCATGGACTGGTCCACGCGCTCGCCCTTCTCGTCGAGGCCGTTCCAGGCGTTGCGGACCCGTACCGCGTCCTCGTAGGTCGCTGCGTCGCTGGTGAGGATTCCGGTGGGCTGGCCGGTGCCGTCGAACCACTGGGCCGCGAAGTCGCGGATGCGGGCGGCGCCCGCGAGGTCGGCGCGGGCGGCCTGTACGGGTCCCAGGCCCAGCGGCTCGGAGACGGCGGCGGGCTGGAGGTGGGCGTGGAGGATGTCGTCACGGGTGAGCGTGGTGCCCTCGGCGCCGAAGACGAGGGCGTGCGTCGTCGGGTTGACGCGGACCCACACCTTGCGGGGGTCCAGGGGCCGCAGCGCGAGCACCGCGCCGCCCGGGTCCCGCTCGATGCGGGCGTAGGCGTTGCCGTGGAGGGCGAGGCTGGCCACCATGTGGGTGATCCACGCGGAGCGGCCCAGGCGCGGGTCGGGCTGGCGGATGAGGGCGGGGACCTGCGCGCCGGTGAGGATCGCGCCGCCCCGCTCGACGATGAGGGGGAGCTGGGCGCAGGCCGTCGTGATGACCTGCACCGCCCGGTAGACGGCGATCATGCCCCGGGGGTCCCCCAGGGCGGGCGTGCGCGGGGGCGGGGCGACCTGCGCGAGCGACCCGGCGGCGTCCTGGGCGCGCGTGACGCCGAACGCGCTGGCGATGCGGGTCATGACGGTCATGGCGGCCAGCGTGGACCGGCAGTGATGGCGGTGTCGAGTATTGGGGTGTTGAGGTTACAGGGAGGGGTGTTGAGGTTACGGGAGCACCCATGTGGCGGGGGCGGGGTGCGCGGCGCCGTACATGGCGACCGAAGCAGCGATGAGTGCGGGGATGGGCGCTGTGGACTTGTCGCGGGACAGGAGGCGGATGCCGTTGGTGTCCTTGGTGGCGGCATTGGCGATGGCGTCGCGCAGGGGGCGGGATGCGTCGTGGCGTATCTGCCTGGTCTCAGTGATGGCGTCGAGGAGATTGCCGTCGGCGATGCCGCGCTCAGCAATCGTCAAGGTGGTGATCCGCCCGTCGAGGCCGTGGCGCTCGCGCAGGTCGTCGGTGACTCGGCGCGTGGGGCCGCCGTCGTCGGCCCACAGGCCCATGCCGGGGTGGGCGGCGGCGAGCTCGGCGACGTAGGGCGCGATCCATGCGACCCCGGGGGCTTGGCGGACGACGCGGATCGCGGTCTTGCCGTCCGCGTCCTCCCAGGCGGCGACCACCGCCGCGCATTCACCCACAGCGCCAGCGTCGTAGGCGAGGGCCACCTCGTCAAGGGTGGGACGGGTCAGGGGCTCGGCGGCGAGGTGGTCCCAGTCCTCCAGGGGGATCAGCGGGTCGTCGGCGGCCACGACGACGTTCATGTACCCGCGCATCCACTCGGCATATGGCAAGGTCGCGTCGGCGGCCAGCGAGTCGGGGGTCTGGGTGTTCCCGAGCGCGGGATGGAAGAGCCTCCATGTCTCGGGGTCGTAGGGGTCGCGGCCCTCGGGCATGGACCATTCAATGAAGCACATGGCCGGGTCGGCGCCCTCGACGCCGCGGGTGATGAGCTCGTTCATGAACTCGCTGCGGGCCGTACCCTTCGTAGAGATCATCCAGATCTGGGCCTCCTGGCGGATCGTGACCTGGGAGGGGCCGATCGATCCGACCAGCGTGTCGCCCAGGGTCTTGTCGAACTTCCAAATCTCGTCCAGGGTCACGAGGTGGGGGTGCCCGCCGTGGACAGCGGAGAGCGTGGGCGAGAAGCGCCGCAGCGTCGAGCCGGTCTCGCGCACGGTCAGGCCCTCGGACCCCGAGGAGTAGCGGGGCGTGATGATCTCCCTGAGCGGGGACTCGATGACGCTGGCGATGAGCTCGCGGATTCGCTCGGAGGCGTCCGCGCCCGTCTGGGCCGTGTACAGGCTCTTCGACCCGGGGCGCAGGAACATACGGAACACCTGGAGGGGGCCGACCAGCGTCGTCTTCCCCGACTGGCGGGGGACCGTGACCACGACTGTCTTGTACTTGTACTCGCGCACCCGGGCGCCCAAGGCGTTGGCTCCCCACCGGTACTGCGTTGCCCTGTTGAGGACGAGGCGCTGCCACGGCTGCAGGCGGATACCCATGATGAGCGCGACCCTGGCGACCTCCGCGCCCTCGTTGAGCGGATACGCCGGGTCGGGGGCAGGGCAGTGGGTGGGCGCGGGGAGCGCCAGGAACCGGCGCGGTAGGAGGCTCACAGATCGCCGCCGGTGTCGTCGGTGTCAGCGCGCACGAGGTCCAGGACGGCGGCCAGAGCGCCGCCCGTGTTCGCGCCCGCCCCCTCGATGGCCAGATGCAGACGGTCCAGGACCGCGCCGAGCGAGTCATAGAGCTTCACCCGGGCGTAGGCTTTCTCCGCTGTGTCCACGTTGTCCGCCTCCAGGGCGAGCTGCAGAGCGAGGGCGCACTGACCGGCCATACTGTCCGCGATCCCGGGGGTTTCGCGCACGATCTGGACAGTCCTGAGCGTATCGGCGTAAATCTCGCCCTTCACGGGCTCCGATGCAGGTACCGGGAACAGGGTCGGAGCGCTCATTTCCCAAGTGTCCTTTCGTTGGTTTTTTGGTGTGGTTTAGGGGAAAAATCCATGCTGGCGCGGGGTGGAACCACCCCCCGCCGACCAGAAAAAGCGACGCAGGTCACGAATCGGTGAACCACGCGAGCCCATCGACCTCCGCACTCGGACGCAGCGGCGGCACGCGGTTGCCCTTCGCGAAGTTGCACCGGCGGTGAGCGAGCTTGAGGTTGTCCAGCGTCGACGGCCCGCCCTTCGACGACGGGACCACGTGATCCACGCTCGCGTCCCGGCGCCGCACGAGCTGATGGCACAGGTGGCAGCGGGCCGCGTCCCTGATGTAGATCGCGTCCGTGATCCGCTTGCGCTGGCGCCCGCTCAGGGCACGCCACTCATCACGCCCCGACACTGGCGCCTCCCCGGATCATGTGCTGCAGCGCCCAGATGCGCACCCCCACCACGGGGTACACCACCCGGCGCCCCACCCGCACGAAGGGGGGACCCCCACCCCTGGACCGCAGGACCTTGAGGGCATCGACGCTCATATCGAGCTCAGCTGCCAACGCTGCCGGCGTGTAGAACTCACGGCCCCCCGTGGGCACACTCACGGCGGCCAGCATCGCATCACTGGGCATCGGCTTCCCCCTCCCCCGACTCCAGGCGGCGCCTCATCGCGGCAACGCCGTTGGCCTCGGACATGATCTCCTTGGCGAGGAAGCCAATCGAGTTGGTGTCCATCGCGATGGACATCTGGTTGCAGCTCATCGAATACGGGCTGTCCGCGTTGGCCATCTCCAAGATGCGGTCGCAGATCAGGAGGATGTCACCCGCCGCGTCCACGATGTACGGGGCCGCGTCCTCGCCCGCGCCGGGCATTTTCTCCGTGCTCATCGTGCCAGCCCTTTCGCCAGTCGCTTGGCCTCGGGGTCGGAGAACTGCAAGCGCGCCCATTGCTTCCACGTGGCGTCCGGGTACTTCCTGCGCATGTAGGCGATGTACTCGGGGGGCCACTCGGTTTCCCACGAGGCCGGTCGTTCGGCCTCGTGGCGCAGCCGCTCGGCGGCTCGGGCGCTGGCTGCTTTGACGGCCTCCAGGTGCAGCATGGCCTCGTACTGGCAAGCGCTGCACCGCTCCGGCGTGGGGGCGCCGTGCGCGCACGAGGGGGCAAGGTACTTGAAGTAACTCGGGGGCTCATTCTTCCTTTTCATTGCGGGGGTCTCCTTTCGCGGAACACTAGGATCATTGGAGGGGACGGCGGGGGCGTAGCCCCCCCTCCCATTTATGGCGGGGAGGGTGGGCACCGTGTCCCCATGGGCGCCAGCCCGCGTTTTCGCGGCCTGGGAGCCGCCGTTCGACGGCGCGGCCTCGGGACGGCGTGGGCGGTTGCGGAAGAGCCTGTAACGCTGGATACGCAAACGCGTTTCCGCGTTGCGGCGGGCGTCCTCGGCGTCCGAAGCCGTGCGATAGGCGAGCACCCACTCGACCAGCGTCCGTTTGACGACGCGGACGACGCCGGCGCGAGGAGCACCGTTCACGATCCCCCCGCGATGCCACTCGACGACCCCGGCGTCCTCCATCCACGCCATGCACCGAGTCACCGTGCGGGGGTCGCACGACGCCCGCTTGGCGATCTGCAAGCGCGTCGTGTCGATCGACGCCGTGTAGTCCGCTTTCGCGGCGTGCATCATCAGGGACAGGGCCTCCAGGATCGCCCGCGAGCACCCGAACTCATGCCCGCGCATTGGCCCCCAGCCGATGTGCGAGAGGGCCGTCAGGATTCGGCGCAGACCCATCCCCGCGTGCAACCTGCGGGCCCGCTGGCGCCGCCGCTGGGCAGTCGCCTCGCGCACGGCCGCCCGGGCGGCCACGGACTCGACCTTGGGAACCGAGACCACCGGCGGCACGGCGGGCACGGAGTCCTCGAAAGTGTCCCACTCGATCACCACGTCGATGCTCATCGCATGGCTCCCCTCAGCACCTCGTCGGCGATGGCGCGCACGAGGTCGGCCTGGCCGGGGTGCCCCGCCGCGGCCAGGCTGTCGGCCAGGGCCAACATCCGCGTGTGCGCGTCGATCGATGGGAATCCCGTGGGCCTCGCGCTCCGGCGCTCTGCGTCGGTGAGCATATCGAGGGCGAGGGCCGCGTAGGTCGAGACCAGCACCCACTCCTGGGCGGGGCGGGGATTGCGGTCCAGGACATGGGTGGGGGTGCGTCCCTCGGCGACCTGGCGGTCAGCGATCCGGCGGATTTTCCCCAGGACGGTGGCAAGGGCGTGGGAGTCGGTGGCACTCACAGGTCCTCACCCCCGTCGTGCTCCTCGCGCCGGGCCAGCCACACAGTGGTCGATCCGAGGCACACGAGCATCGCCGGAGTAGAGGCTGGCGCCGGCGGCACCGGCGCGAAGCACAGGACGATCACGGCGGCGTAGGAGGCGAGCATGACCAGGGCGGCGACAAGCTGCACCCAGTCAATGCGGTACCGGCGCGGGCGCCTGGTGGTGGAGGTGCTCATTCGTCCACCTCCACGCCCTCGGCGAGGCGGACCAGGACAGGGACCACCTCCCACAACTGCGCATTTGCGGCGCGGATCGCGCCAGCGACCACGCGCTCCAGCTCCGGGTCCTCCTCCAAGTCGTTGTGGGAGGCGATCTGCCACATCCGGTTAAGCGCGGTTCGTGCCTCCCTGACTGCCTCCAAGACCTCCTTGCGAGCTTCGATGCTCATGCCCTGCCCTCCTCGTCCTCGGCGATGAGTCGATCAAGCGTTGCGCGCGCCTCCCACAGGCGCGACTCCGCCGCAAGGACCATGCCCGCCACCACGCGTTCCAGCTCCGGGTCCTCCCACGAGCCGGGGCGGGCGATCTTCCATATCCGGCTAAGCGCAGCGCTCGCCTCACGGACCAGCGCCGCGACCTCCTTGCGAACGTCGGGGTTCATTCGTCCGCCTCCTCGCCGTCGCCAACGTCGAAGCGAAGGCTTTCGGCGTCGAGGATGAGGTCGTGCAGGGGCCAGCTGTAGCAGCCGAGCGCGTCAGCCTGAGAGGTGAGGGCGCGTGCCTTCTCCAGCGCCTCGATGGCTTCGGACAGCAAATCCGCGATGTCCTCGCGCAGTGACTCGTTCATTGGTGAACCTCCGTGTTCAAGTAGTGAACCGCGCCCGCGCGGTCGTGGTTCGTGGGTAAAGTTGAGTCGTCCATCGACGACGAAGGGGATGAAGCGCCATGAGCTTCACGCGGGACATGAAGAAGATCGACAAGACGTATGCCAGGCCGAAGGCTCGGGCCCACATGCTCGAGAACGCGATCCGTGCGCAGCTGGCGCGCGTGGACCACGCGACGGCCCTCATGGAGGGCAAGATCATCGAGGATCGTGCGACGGAGGTGAGCATCGCCGTGCTCCATCGCGATCTGCGGGATCTGAACGAAGCGGTGGACCGCCTGGAGGCAGTGCTCCAGAAAGTACGGCCCGCGACCTGGGAGGGCGGCGCCAGCCCCTACTACCCCTGACACCGCCTCACACCTCCATCGGCACGAAGCTGGCGAGGCTGACCGGCACACCGATCCGCCCCAACGCATCGATGTCATCAAGGCTCCATCGCGTGGAGCCTCGCAGACGTGCGCTCACCTTCGGCTGAGTGAGGCCGATAGCATCCGCGAGGGCTGCCTGAGTGAGGCCCCGCGCATCCATGAAGTGAAGCACCTCACGCGACACAATGGTTTGGCTAGTTATCATGTGACTATATATAGCCATTTTTTAACTACGGCGCAACTACATTCGATGGTCAATTCTTCTACCATGTGGACAAATTAGTCATTTTTCCACTACCGTAGGTACATGAGTACCGCAACGATACTGAATGCAGAACTGAACGTCGCCGATATCGTCGCTGGGAACGTGCGGGCGCAGGCCGCACGGCTCGGACTCACGCAGGTCGCCCTGGGCGCACGGCTCGGACTCACGCAGGGACAGATCACGCGTCGCTGGAAGGGACAAAGCGCGTGGCAGCTTGACGAACTGGGAACCGTCGCTGCCGTCCTTGGCGTGACGGTGGCCGATCTGGTGACCGAGCCGGATAAGCAGAGCCCCCGCCGGTGGATCGCACCGAGGGGGGCCGCTGCGCGCTCGAAGGGACTCGAACCCCCAACCTTCTGATCCGTAGTCAGATGCTCTATCCATTGAGCTACGAGCGCTTCGCCGTTTGGCTGGGTACAAGGTTACACGGGAGGCCCAGGAAAGCCAAAACGAGAGCCTGGGCTATGAGTCACACGCGCACCAGCCACAGAACCGCGGAGCTCCCCGCCGGGCGGGCCGTCGCATTGGCCCGCGATGCGGCCGCCCTCCCGGAGTGGTGCCGCGAGGGCGTAGCGTGGCGCCATGACGGATCACACTGACATCCCCGGCATCGGGGCCCTGCGCCCCGTGCCCGCCCTCGACCACCTCGACCTGGTCGGCCAGCCCGTGGCGCGCGCGCTCGCCGCGCTGGCCGACCAGGACCCAGCCCTCGCCTCGTCGGCGCTCGTCGCGCCGATCGACCCGGATCTGTCCGACACCGAGACGATGACGCGGGCCTTCGGAATGGACTTAGCACTGTCCTCCAACTGCATCCTGGTCGCGGGCAAGCGCGCGGGCGAGGAACGGGTGGCCGCGTGCGTCGTGCGAGCCACGACCAGCGCCGACGTCAACCACGTCGTCAAGAAGCTCCTCGACGTGCGCAAGGCGAGTTTTTGGCCCCAGGACCGCGCCGTCGAGGCCTCCGGCATGGAGTACGGGGGCATCACGCCTGTGGGCGTCCCCCCTCAGTGGCGCCTCCTCATCGACTCGAGCTGCGCCAGCGGATGGAGCTGCATCGGATCGGGCCTGCGCGCCTCGAAGCTCTTCGTGCCGGGGGAGCTGCTGGCCGCACTGCCCGCAGCGGAGGTCATCGACGGCTTGGGCGCCTGAGCGCGCCGCGCGCGCGAGCACTGCGGACCGGGACCGTCAGGGGGACGGGCCTTGGCCCGTGGCACTCGGCAGCACAAACGCTGGAAACTGCGCCACTGGCGGACCCTCGCGGGGGGCGCGGGCGACGGAAGGACGCGCGACGAGGCGGGGATCTCGGGAAGCACTCCGAAGGGCACGGGCAGCGGAGTGGAGTGCCCGTCCGGGAATACGAGGATCCTCCGCGCACCCGGCAGCGCACCCTTATCCTTGCTGCATTCCTGCCCTGGGGAGGTTCGGATGATACCGTCACGCGGAGGACCGGGTTCCAGTGTACACGCTCCCCGGAGCGCGCGCTCCACCCCGGGGGACAGCGGCGGCCCCACGGAACGCGGTCCCTCACGACGACGGGCAGGCGCAGGGCGCGCGGGGAAACGGCGGCGGCCCACGGGACACGGCCCCCAAGCATCGTGCGCGCTCCACCCCCGGACCACCCGGGACCACCAACAAGGTAACGGGAACGGCTCCCGCCTCGACGGCGCTCCACGTGCGCCGTCGAGGCGCGCCCACAAAAGAAAACCCCGGGGCTCCAACGAGTCCCGGGCTGCCGCCCACAGAGCGCCCGATGTTGACACAGGGTGTTGGCAAGAAAGCCCCGGAACCGCTTTTCGTTGCGGTTCCGGGGCTAAACACCTGCGGAGGATGGGGGATTCGAACCCCCGAGGGCTTGCACCCAACACGCTTTCCAAGCGTGCGCCATAGGCCAC